TTACTCCGCCCGTTGACGACGGAATGACACAACAACCGCAACAGCCAGGTGCGCAGGATGACAACGGAGACACCAGCGATGACACTGCCGACGCTGTGTCCGATACGGAAAAGTCGGACGACGAAGATGCCACTCACTCCTGAAAGCATCCGACAAGCAACCACGGAACTTATCCGCCACGCCGTGTGGCGAATCAAAAAGTGCGCAGAACGTCTCGTCAAGCGAACAAAGCTGACGACTGAAATGCTGCGTGAGAAAAACCACGCAGTCGTGGGCAGGTACTTTCGCGCTTACTGCGAAGTGCTCGACTGCGACGCCGAACAGGTAGAGGAGATGACGTATGCAGAAGCGATTAGATTCCACAAAGAGCCCACTGATTACTTCGCCGACCGTGTTGTCCGCCAGCTCTGCGAGAAATACTGCCCGTGACCTGGAAAAACGCGAGTGGCCCGCCGAGCTGGTCATCACGCGAGATGACCACGAGATGCCGCGCATCCGCGGTTACGCCGCGGTTTTCTATGATGGTTCTCCCAACACGGAGTTCGCGTGGGGCGGCGTAGCTGAACGAGTGCGGCCAACCGCGTTCGACGCAATTCTCGCAGACCCGAACCACGACGTTGTCGCGTCATTCAATCACGACCTGAATAATTTGCTCGGTCGCCGTTCCAGCGGCACGTTGCGAATCGGCACAGATACGCGCGGGCTGTGGTATGAGATTGACATGCCGCCGACAGACCTCGCGTCCGACCTGTTGCACCTGATTGCCCGCGGCGACGTGCGTGGCAGCTCGATTGCGTTCTTCGTGCTAAAAGAAACGTTCGAGCAGGACGGCGAGACACTTATCCGCTGGCTGGACAAAGTTGACCTGGTCGAACTCGGCCCCGTGGCGATTCCAGCTTTTCCTGCGACAACAGCGGAACTCGCCAGCTGGCGCGAGCACGTCATCACACGCAGTCGCGTCTTTTTTCAGCAAACAGAACGCCGCGGCGTTGTGCCCTACGAAGCAACGCCCACACTCGACAGCGACAGCTGGGACGCCGATGCCGCACTCGCGCGTGTGCGAGCGTGGGCAGGCGGTGAAGACAACATGGACTGGGCGAAGTATCGTCGTGCGTTCGCCTGGTACGACTCAGAAAACGCCGAAACATTCGGAGCGTACAAACTGCCACATCATGACGTCCGCGACGGCGAGCTGGTCGTTTCACGTGCTGGTGTGATTGGGGCGATGCAGGCATTGCTGGGTGCTCGCGGCGGCGTTGACATCCCGGAGTCAGACCGCAAGGGCGTGTACGAGCACCTGGCCAAGCACTATGCGCAATTTGATATGGAACCGCCTGAATTCCACTCGCGGCCGACATCGCTCGTAACCGCACGACTGCGAGTTGCCGAAGCGAAACTGCGACTTGCTGCTGCGGACGTGTAGCAAGCCAACAACTGCGTAACCGTCGTTTCGCACGCTTTAGACTTGCGTTCAATTCGCGCCGTAGCGCGGAAGGTCTAAGTGTGAGACATCGCATGAATCTGCAAGCCCTGCGTGAGGAACGTCTGAAACTCGCTAAGCGTATGCGCGATCTCTGCGAGCGTGTTGAGAAAGAGTACCGTGATTTCACCGCCGAAGAGAACGCGCAGTGGGAACATCTGAACCGCGAATACGACCGGCTCGGCGAGTTGATTGCGCGACAGCAGCACCTTGCAAAACTCGAAAGAGAGCTTTTTGAACCAGCGGCTCCTGCCCCGAAACCGCCTGTGGCGAAAGGCGCTCCGCTTCTGTTTCATCGCGTTTTGCCAACGCAGGCCCTGGCTGCATGGATCAAGTTCCGTTCCGGTCGGGCAATCAGCTACGAGGAGCACGAGCTGTGCGAGCAGTACGGCGTGCGTCTGGATGCACGCGAACTGAGTTTCTCGCTGCTAACGTCCGCTGAGCTGCGTCAACTCCAAGTCAATCCAGCAAGCGCGGGCGGTTACACTGTGCCCGTGGATTTCTCTGGTGAGCTGGAACGCGCGCTGATTCAGAACTCGAACATCCGCCGCGTGGCCCGTGTCATCCGCACCGATACCGGCGCTGAATTGCGCTGGCCGCTTGCTGACGACACTGCCAGCAAAGCGACAATCGTGGGCGAAGCAACGGATGTAAGTTTCACGGGAGTCGGATTTGCACACAAGGTTTTCAACGCCTACAAGTACGGGACTGCGGTTCGCATCACAAGCGAATTGCTCGAAGACAACGCAGTCGGACTTGACCGAGAGCTACCGCGAATCCTCGCAGAACGCCTGGCCCGCGGAACCGAGGAACACTTCGCCGTCGGCACTGGCGTCAACCAACCCGAAGGCGCGGTAACGGCCGCGTACGTTGCAGTGACCGCAGCGGCGCAGGACGCGATTACGGCAGACGAACTGCTTGAGCTGATCCACAAGCTCGACCCGATCTATCGCCGCAACGCTGTCTTTATGATGCACGAATCAACATTGCTTGCGATTCGCAAACTCAAAGACAGCACAGGTCGCTACCTCATTGAACACCAGCGCGCGATGGACACCGAGTTTCCCGACACGCTGTTCGGCTATCCGGTCGTCATCAACCGCTGGTTCCCGCAACTCGCAGCTGACCAAAAGGTTGTGCTGTTCGGTGATTGGTCGCGTTTTGTTATCCGCGACGTCGCTGAAGTGCGATTGATTCAGGCGGCTGAACTCTATGCTGTCAGCGACCAGGTGGCGTTTATCCTGTTCAGCCGACACGACTCAAGAATTCTCGATGCTGGCAGCCATCCGCTCGTGGCCCTTAAAACTGCCGCGTAATAGATGACTAACACCACGATGACAGTGCGGCTGACGACTTACTTGTCCGGGCACGGCATCTACGCTGAGCCTGGCCAGGAAGTGGTGCTGCCTGCCAGCGTTGCACAGCGGCTGATTGCGACGGGACAAGCTGAGCTTGTGCAACGCGAAATCGAGACACATTCACTTGACACCTCGCACCGCTCGCCCCAGCGCAGACGGTTGCGTCCTCCTCCCGCGTAGCCGGCCAGCCCTCACCGGCTGCCCGGCCCCGCCTTTACGAGGTCGGCGATGCACACGGTAACGGCACTGAATGAGCTGTTGCAGGGCGGAACGTTCACGCTACTGGAAGAGGGCACCTGGCTGCCCGTCTCGGTTGAACGCGCACGTCAGCAATGTCGCGTGTACACAAACACCGAAGACGCATATCTCGAATCGCTCATCCGCACCGCGACCAAATGGCTCCTGGACATGCACGGCCTGGTTGTGGTCAACTCGCGTTTCCTGTGGGAAACTACGTGGCGCGATGCACCGCAACTGATTCTGCCGTTTTATCCTGTCGCGGAGATTATCAAGGTCGAATACTTCGACACATCAGGAACGTTGACCACGCTACCGAGTGATGACTACTCGCTGGCACTAGGAACGAATCCGCCGTACCTGATTAGTCGCAAGGTTCGTCCCTGGTTCAGCAGTGATATGCCGCAGGGTTACGCTCGCGCCGTGTTCTGGCCGCCTTCCGATCCGACCAGACCGCTGCCAGTCAGAATCGAAATGCGATGCGGATGGCCCGACGCGGGCGTCGTACCACATCCGGTTCAGCAAGCGATTCTGCTGCTGGTCGGGCACTTCTACGAGAACCGCTCGGCAACCGAGGTGCAAACAACGCAAGAAATCGCACTCGGTGTAACGCAACTGCTGACGCCGTACATCACGCGAATCATCTGAAATGCGACCACGATTTCCCGGCAAACTGCGACATCCGTTCCGACTTGAAATAGACCAAAGCGCTAGCCCAAATACAAGTGGCGAGACCTCGCCTAACTGGCAAGTCGCTGTCAGTGTCATCTTCGGTGCGCTCGAACCACTCAGCGTCCGCGACCAGCTGACAGGCACGAAGGAGATGTACGGGGTTTCTGCGAAGTTGACGATTCGCGATCCACACATCACACTGCCACCTGGCCGCGTCCGCTTCGTCTCGCTGCAAGACGGTCGCACCTGGTACCCTGGAACAGTGCCGCCGCCCGACGCGGATGGGTACATCGTGATGACTGTCAGCGAGACGCAGATATGATTCGTCCGATTGTGCGAGTTGAAGCAGCGACAGCTCTCGCAGAGCTGCGCACACTGGGAAGCAAAGTTGCTGTGCAAACAGTTCAGAAAATCGTCCGTGCCGTCGGGCGTGCTGTTGCGAGAGAATTGAAAGCCCGCGTGCCCGTGCTTTCGGGCGCACTCAAACGCAGTATCAAAGTTCGCAAACCGCAGCGATTCCGTCGCAGGCCTGGGTACGAAGCGGTGATGGTGTATCCCGACAAGGACTTTCGCAAGGGCTGGTGGTCAGGATTCGGTGTGGCCAGAATTCACCGGCCCGTCAAGTATTTCCACCTGGTCGAGCTGGGCGCAAAACCGCACACGTTCATCATCCGCCCCGTGATTCGCGGGATTCGCCGTGAAATCGTGGTTCGCCATCCCGGCATTCGCAGACCCGTTCACGCGAGCCAGGCCGCAGCAGAAGCGGTGGAACCGATGTTGCCGAACATCGCGCGCGAGATTTTGAACAAGCAATTGATGCGATACAAATACAGCAAAGGTGCACGATGATACGCGACGCAGAACAGCGAGTGCGAGATTTCCTGCTTGCTGACGCTGACGTGAATGCGGCGGTTGGCGGACGCGTCGCAGTCGGCGAGCTGCGTGCTGGTGTTCAGTTGCCAGCGATTGCAATTCAGGGCAGCGACATGCAGGTCGAACAATCGCTGAGCGACCCGGCCGTTGTCAGCCGTGTGTCAGTGCTCGTAGCGGTATGGGGGCAAGGCAGACCTGCAACGATTGCTGTGTGCGACAAAGTGCTGCTGCGAATAACAAGCGAGGCGGCAGCAAGCGAGGGCATCTGGTTTCAGTCAGGCGCACGCGGGCCGCAACTGGAAGAACACGAAAGCGACATCTATAGTTGCACTGCGAGCGTGGACGTGTGGCTGTGAAAGGAGCGCACATGCTCTCGACTCAAGCTATCGCTTGGCTGGCTGAAAAATTTGACGACGAGTTTCAGTGCCACGACACTGGCGACCGCAAAGTGCACGTCCACGTTCCATCCCTAGACGTTCCCTACATAGAGGTTGTGGACGAGGGCGGGTCTGTAGTTCTCTCGGACAGGTCGGTAACTATTTGGCGCCTAGAGAACGAATTCGGTCGGGCGTTGACCGAGGATGAACTCGCACGACTTGCCAAGGTCAAGTTTCCGCCCGGCGTTGTGCTTCACAACCGCGAGTTACTATACAAGGATACCTATAGCGGGTTGCTGGCAGGTGTGTTGCGTATGGCAGCAGCTTCCCAGCAGCTCACCGCGGTTGCTCACGCACTACTTCGCCAAGCGAGGGCCTAGGCATGGTGGTCGGTGGAAAGGCTTTCCTGCGGATAACGTCTGACATCACCAAAATGAGCGGCGAACCCTGCATCCGGGGACTGCCTATCACAGTGGCGATGGTTCTAAACATGCTGGCGGACGGCATGACACAGCAGGAGATAATCGCCGCCTTCCCGGACTTGACGCCAGAAGACATTTCGGAAGCGCTCCGCTTTGCGGCAGAGCTGGCGCGCAACGCTGCAAGGCCTGGCTTGCCAGGTGTAACCAAGCTGGACTGGGCGAAGGTGAAGTTCGATATAGAGAAGCTGCGGAACTTCGACGGCGATCCTGAGTCGCGCCCAAGCGAAACCGTCATCGCCGGCGCGCTTCGCCTAGCAAAGTCGCTAGCCACGTTGAACTGCACACCACCGCAAGCGGTATTTGCTGGAGTCAATGGCACGATTTATCTTGAATGGAACGATGCCGAGGTTTACCAGGAAGTTGAAACAACCGGGGGCTACACCTCCGAGTGGCGTTGTGTGGATAAACGAAACGGCACAGTCAGTAGCTGTCAGCTGATTTGGCGTTAGGCTTTGTCGCCGTGTTTTAGGTTTTTGCGTCGCTGCCACATGGCTGTCAACGTTAGTGTACAAACACGAACGTGGGTCGTCAAGTGTCTATTGTGCCACTTAGTGTCAAAGCAATGGCAGCGAAATAATCCACGTAACCGCTTGCCTCGCGGCTATGGGTTTGGCCATGGCGCAGCGCGGCCTCTGTCGGCAATCAGCGGTAGGCAGTGGAAACCAGTGGACGATAGTGGAAAAAGGTTGACAGGTATTGACACTGAGCATATATATATACGCATAATGTAATTGCAGGTGCTCGGAGCGACTCCTTACGTGTGCCAGCGGCGTCCGTCTATCTCCCACCGCGGCTCGCCGCTGGCATCTTTTATGCGCCCCATTGATTCGCCAATTTCGTGAAAATTCGCGCGCGGGGCAGCCTGGCCACGGCAGACTGGCCCGATTGCTTTTCCAGCCGCGTCTTCAGCTGTGAGCACGTCATCAGCTGCAACGCTCACTGAACAAAAACGCCGGTTTACGGATACGCCAGCCGCTTGGTGTGGCGCTTCCCGCAATCACCGTTCAGCCCAAAAAAACCTTTGGCGAGAGCACTATTAGCGGTTCTTATTGGACCTACATATACGCTCATTGACACGGGCGGACTTCGGTGTATTATTGATTAGCGAAGCGGCATATCGGCAGGTCAACTAACCTGCTTTCAACTCAACCCCCACTTGCTCCTACTTGGTTCCCGGCTACAACTCGCTTCCCCCAAACGCAGGTGTGGCCGGGACTTTTTATGCGCCCCATTGATTGGCCAATTTCGCAAAAATTCACGCGCGGGGCAGCTAGCGTTACACAGCGGGCAAGCGGTAAAATTTTGACCCCTATCCCCCCGCCGGTTGCCGCACAGCACAATCACCCACCGGCGGCCAGCCTCTTTGCAATATCTCGCCGCCCTGCAACGTCCCAACTATCTCATCCCAGCTGCTAGGCCGCCACACAAAAGCCCGATGCAGGCAATTCTGGCTGAGTAGCGCAATCCACTCCGCCTGCGACTCAGTCAACTTGCCACGCTCAGACTTCAGCTCAGCGAAAACGACAGGAAATCCCTGCCGCACCAACACCAAGTCCGGAAAGCCAGGGTCGGAACCTTTCGAGATGAACGTGTGATACCAGCGCCAGCCTAAATGTCTGGCCAAGGCCACCACTTGCTTCAGGAACGCTTTCTCGTTCATCCCGCGTAGTTCCGCAGCACTAGCTAGCCGCAACTTTCCCGCCATCGCTACGCTCCTTCGCACCAGCAACAGCTCGCTCTGTTTCGTCGAACAATCGCTTTTGCAGTTCTTCGTCCTTCCTCGCGTCAAGCAACCGCACCTGGTCAAGCACGTCGAGGTACTGCTCAGCCCAATCATGCAGCGCTGGATGCGACTTTACGTGTTGCGGACAAATCCATACGTCCCGGCCTTGATAGAACAGCGGAATCCACCCGTTGGCGAAAGCCCTGAGTTTCGCATCCTTCGCGCTCAGCCCGTGCGGGCCGCGAGCAAGGCACTTGCGACCAGCCGCACACTCCCATCCTGCCGCACAGTACACACGACTTACTGTCGCCATAGGTCATCTCCTTGTCGGTTGGTGTGTCTTCAGCATTGCGCGAATGTGGCTCAGCTCACCAGGCTGCCACACAAATACGCAAATGCCGGGGTCTTCTGCTATCGCGTCAATCCACACTTCTGCCTTACGTCGCCTCTTGTCCAGCACAAACATCCGCACAACCGGCGGAGCTACAACAACCAAGTCAGGAAAATGCGCATTGCCGTGCCGGAACAGGTTCAGCAGCTCCGCGCCGCGACGACCGAGTATCGCACTACCGTTCATTTCCGCGTTGCCGCTCAACTGACACTCGTTGTGGGCGTAGAACATCGCCTGCGATGCCTTCAGTTGCTTGAGTTCCTTCTCTAAACTCGCAGGTGTCGCAACTGCACATTCAATGCTCTCGCATCGCAACAGCTCACGAATCCATTGCCGCATGCCGTCCGTCAACGAAGCCCTGTCCTGCAACGCCCACGCGAAATAGACCTGCAAACCATCTGTCATCACGATGTCAGCAAAACCGGGCGGCTTACTCTCAGCGTGGGTACCCAACGCGACGTGGTATGTCCAGCCTCCTGATTCGGCTAGCAGAGCAATGACAGATGCGAGGAAGTTGCGGTTGTAGCTGGACATTACGATTCCTCCAGCTGTGACCGACCGCGTCTAACCAGCGTGTAGTAGTCCACTATTCCAGCGTCCGTTAAGCCACGCAGCACGTAGTTCGAGTACGCCAGCTGACGCAACGCGATGTTGTAAAGTGCCTTGACTGGGTCGAAGTTCATCTCAGCGCGTGCGTAGTGGCTCGGCAATGGTTCAATCACATGGCGGAATTTGAGCTTCTTGACACAGATGACTCGATGCTCTGCCAGCGCCGCTGCCAACTCTAAGACAAACCCCTGCGGGACAATGAAAACATAAGGCAACCACAAACGCTGACGGATATCAAGACGTAGCACGCAACAAGCAGCACCGAACTTAGTGTGCATTCTCAACTCACGCCCCAGGTCAGTGCTTTCACTGCAAAGGCAATCGCGGTCACACCAGCCACCAAGAAAGCTGTAATCAGTGTGCTGAGGACAAAGCAGGAAGCTGTTACGCACAACATGTCCAGCGTAAAGCAGCGCCAATGTCGAACCGTAGTTTACAGCCCAGTCCGGCGCTCTGAGTTTCGGGAACTCAATCCTGTGCAGCATCACGCTACATCCTTCTCTCAGCCGTCCGTACCCAATGG